TTCCATGCAGCTTTAATTCCATCTAAGGTTTGGCCTTTAGTATTATGAGGTATAGTAGTTCTATCTTTTTTCCTCCAACCATCTAATATTTCTGGGAAGGCAAATAGACCAGCAACCATCGGCATAATCTGAATACCAGCTCCTAGATACTCCCAACCAAATGTCCACCTATCAGCATTTGTCACTGGGTCAGTACCTATACTCCCTAAGAATAATCCAATTAATATAGCTATTAAGCTTCTAATCCAGAATCTATTAGATACAAATCCAACACAGGCAAGCGCTAACATAACAAAAGCCCACATCTCTGGGACGCCAAAGACCATCATAAGCTTTGTATACCAAGGGAGTAGGGCGAATGTAAGTGTTCCCCATAGGAGACCATTGACAGTTGAGGTTGTTATTGCAGCTGTAAGAGCATACGTTGCTTTACCTTGCTTGGCTAGAGGGTGACCGTCGACCATTGTGGCTGCGGCTGAGTTAGCTCCAGGAATTCCTAACAAAATACCTGAATAAGTATCACCTGTGGTAGAGGCTGCAACCACGGCCATACAAAATATAACTCCTAAGTACGGGTCTGAGAAATAAGACATAAAACCAAATAGAACTACAAGTCCTGTTGTAGCTCCGGCTGCTGGTATTAATCCTATTATAAGACCATACAAGGTCCCTAATAATAATGCTATAATCATAATATATTTATTTATTTACCAATACTTCATTTGATTCCTATATTGTATTTGGGACATAATTCCCAATCACCTTTTTCTTTATGTGATATTATTTTAATTTGATTTAATGGAGCAGTGTCTCCGATTGGTTTGATAGTTTCTAATAATCCCCAATCAGACATGAGTGTAACAATTGTGTTACGTCTTTGGAGGTCATTTTCTGTTAGGTTAGATGGTTTACCATCCAATAAGAATAACTCTTTAAAATGAGTTATGAAATATCTGCCTTGCTTGTGTAGTATATGACACGATTGAAATAATTGTGAATCACGTTTGGATGCTACTCCCATTCTAGTTAGAGTCTCTCTAATTTTGAGAAAATCATCTGGTTCAGCCAGGGTAACTTCCAACATCATCTCCGGTGTCCAGCTAACTAGATTGTCTTTGTGTTCCGCCATGATTTATTCTTCCTTTAATAATTTTAAGGTTTTTATTACTTAAAAGCGGAAGTACATCACGAGCTTTTTCATTGCTATATCCATAATATTCTTTTATAGCATTGATGTCCTCAGATTCATCAGACTTGTTCCACTTGGAGAAACGATTGCGTTTCCTTATGATATTTATAAGAAACGTATACTGCAGTCGTGAATCTAAGTGATGGAACTTATTCATTTCGTTGGCATATATGACAGTGTCTGGGAAATAAGATAGACCACGATTTACCATGAAGGCATTATAGTCTTTCTCATTTTCTAGTATGTCTAATTTTGTATTTGATATTGACGAGATTAAAGCGAATGGATTCATAGTTTTTTCCATACCCATACAGCAAGTTGGACTGGAGTTGTACCATCTTTAATAGATATCATTGTTTCAATATGCATATCTAATACTTTAAATTTATCTTTGAACCATTTGAATGCACATTGGTCAGCACTATCTATTGTCCAATGAGCATATTCTGTTCCAGGTTCCATATGAATCTCTGCTCTATTAAGATGAACTCTTACAATACATAGTCCACCTTTTTTTAACCATTGATGAAAATAATCAAAGAAGTATAGATTCTCATTAAGAGTTCCAAAGTTGCATGAGCCTAAAGCTAATACAACATCAGCGAATTCTCTATTAAATATAGAATGAGCTTGTGTAAAAGTTGCTTGGAAGTCTGCTTGTTGATATGGAGCTGCGTCAAATCCTATAAGATTTGGAAGTCTATTTTTAAATGGATTAATTCCACAACCAGCATCAATAACTAAACCATTAGGCTTTACTTGATTTACAAAGTCAGCTAATGCTATGCCCGAACTGTCATGGTTATTAAAGTGGTCTATGTCATACGGCTTTCTGGTAAAAAAGTCAATGACTTTGTTTTCATTTTTAGTGGGCGGTTTTGACATACTGTACATTATCAACTAAGAAAGAACGCCAACCAATTTTATCTAAATCAAACACATTTATAATATCTAAATTTTCTTTAGCTGTGCCTGTACCTTTTGGTGTATGTTCTTCAGGTATCAAATTAGATTGCAATGTGCAATTCATAATACGTTCAGTACCATCTTTTTTTGTGAAGCTTATTTCAGCTACGCTGTCACGTAACAATTCTTTTATATCTTGTCTTGTCATTTTGTTTCTTTCCTAATAAATGCTGACATACTTTGAAGTATTTTGCCAGCTTGTTCCAATTGATAAACAATATTGAGCAAGCATAATAGCCCGAGTATTATTGCATAATCTGCTAGTTGTTCAATCATGTTATTCTCCTTATTTAAATTTAATTTGTGACATTATTTCAGTCATACATGCCACGACATTTAGCTCATGGTCTGCAACAAAACTATCTTTATAAGAATAGTCAGCAAGTATAAGCACTAATTGTGGAATACTTGTGGGTGAGACATACTCAACCATGTTGTCATAAACCATTCTAAATAACTTTGAGGATTCTACGTCAATGTTGTCTGTTACCCACTTACGCATTTTCTTAAAGTTTTTAGATTTCAAGTCAGCCATTAATTCTTTAACACTTGTCTCAGATAGAGTAGCAAGTATACCAGTATCAATGTGACCACTCATACCATACCTTTGAAGTTCATTTAAGACACGTCTCCAGTCTGGTACATATTTCATAATCAATTCTGATAGAACGTGATTATCATATATTATTTTTTCTTTATCAAGAATCCATTGGCATCTCTTCATAAAGTCATTACATAACCAGGCATTTTGAATACCATAGTTAAACTCATATATAGAACACCTTGAATGCAAGGGGTCTATAATACGATTTTTAAAATTGCATGTTAATATAAATCTACAGTTTTTTGAGAACTCCTCAATGAACCCACGCAATGCAGGTTGTGTAGATTGTGGATTTAAATAATCAGCCTCATCAAGTATGACTACCTTTTGTCCACCCTGTAATGATATTGTACTTGCGAATTGTTTTATCTTCCCGCGAAGAGTATCAATATTACCATCTTCTGAACCATTAATAATTATATAGTCCATGTTCATTTCGTTGCATAATGCTCTAGCTACTGTAGTCTTACCAACTCCAGCTGAGCCAGTGAACATCATATTTGGAAGCTCTCCCTTAAAGATAATACTTTGAAAAGTATCTTTTAATCCTTTAGGGAGAATGCATTCCTCAATAGTTTGTGGTCTATATTTTTCTACGAATAAAAACTCGTCCATAAACTCTCCATAATAAAATTAGTATAATATTCTATTATACCATAGTTTTAGCAATTGTAAATAGCTTTTAAGCTTTTGTTTCAGCTGCGGGAGCTTCAACCGGCGGTGGTTTAGCAGCTTTAATAAATTTTTCTAATCTATTTCTTACTGCGCCAACATCAGCCATTTCATTTCCTTCAAATGCACCACGCTTAGTTACAATATCAATAATTTGAATTACTGCTGCAATATCTGTGAGATTTAAAGTATCACCAGTTGGATTCATTTCAGGAACAGCTTCATCTGCTACTATTTCTTCAACTGCTTCTTCAGTTTTATCTGCCATATATTATTCCTTATATGTTGTTGTTTTATCAAGGGCAACCCAATACTTAATGTTGCCGGCCATTACAGAAGCAATAAGCTTCTTATCAATACCAAACTTATAAGTATCGGCATTGATGAATTTAAAGTTATTCATATCAAAAACAAAATCAAACTCTGCAGAAGTATTTATACTACAATTTGAGATGTTCATAGTGAATTGATTTGAAGTTGGATTAGATTTATCAATGATAGTGCATTCAATAAATTGAGCTGTTGGACTTTTTCTTACACTTAATGTGTTTGTCCTAAGAGTACCAGCAGCTTTTCTTAATTGATTTAACTGCTCATTAGTAACCTCAAACTCTATATCATTGCATTCTAATTCAATGTCCTTAGTGGGCACAGTTAGAATGTCAACCTCAGAGAAATAATATTTGAATTTGGTAATACCATCTGTGATAGTAACAAATTTTGCACCCTCATCAAAATTAAGAGTAGGGTCTTCAAACATATTAAGACAACTTAAGAATTCTCCTAAGTCATATATACCAAAAGTATAAGGCCAAACATATGCCGCATTAGGTATTACGTTTGCTTTTGCCATAAGTGTTTTGGAAGTAGACATTGTTCTAATGAATCCTCCCTCCTCTCCTAAAGCAATATTACTATTGATTGTTTGAAAGTTATTAAGTACATCAATTATTTCATTACTAAGTTTCACGGTTTGACTCCTTTATGTCATGTTCATTCATGGCCAATAATGCATAATGAATTATTTTCATTAAGTCTATTCTATTAGCTCCATTTTTTTTACCATATCTTGACGCATACTTAAGTACATTACCAAGACAAAAGTCCAATCCTCTTCCAGAACTGGAGATTAAATCCATACTTTGGATTCCATTAGGAGATGTGTAGTGACCTGAATAAGTCTTATCAATATATTCAGTTACATCTGCTAGATTTTTTTGTTCATTAAATTTCATATAGTATATATTATATCATAGTTAGTGGGGAAAGTAAACAGTTT